ACCACAGAAGCTGCCAATCGCGGCACACGCATGCACAGCTACTTAGAAACATACGTGATGATGGACGATTTGAAACCCCTGCCCAGTAACCCGTTTGCACACCCTTCTTGGTTTATGGCTGCGGAAATTATCCTTAAAGGACTTGGTCAAGTAGATGAATTCTGGGGCGTAGAAGTCCCTGTTTATTACAGCGGCTTGTATGCAGGTACCACAGACTGTGTAGGACTATGGAACGGTAAACCCGCTATTATCGACTTTAAACAAAGCAATAAAGTTAAAAAGCGTGAATGGATCGAGGACTACTTCTTACAGTTGGCAGCTTATGCATTGGCACACGACGAAATGACTGGTACTGAAATCAACCAAGGCGTTATTTTAATGGCTGTGCAGCCCAAGTTACTAGAAGATCAAACTTATACAACACCGCAATACTTGGAATTTGTAGTTGCAGATGAAGAGTTTGCACACTGGAAAAACGAATGGATCAAACGTGTAGAGCTCTACTACCTGACAGCATAAATACCTGATCAAATAGGTATACGCAAATGGCCATTGTACAAATCTCCCGCATCACAAACCGAAAAGGTTTGATAGAAAACTTGCCGCAATTGGCCGGTGCAGAACTGGGCTATGCAGTTGATACACGTCAGCTGTTTATCGGTAACGGAACCTTGCAGGAAGGTGCACCTGTTATTGGCAACACAGAGATACTGACAGAGTTTTCGGATATTGCTGCACTCAGCAATTATGTGTACAAGGACATTGCAGTTGGATATGCAGCACAGACAGGTCCCACTACCAGTGATCCTGTGGTGCGTACAGTGCAAGCCAAACTGGACGATTTTGCAGATGTCAGAGACTTTGGTGCTGTTGGCGATGGACAAACAGATGACACAGCTGCCATCAATCGAGCCCTGTTTCAATTGTATTGTGTAGAAGCCAACACACAGATTCGCCGCACCTTGTATTTTCCTGCAGGCACTTACAAAATTACAGAAACCATTATCATACCCACTTATGCCAAACTGGTAGGTGAAGGTGCCAATTGTGCCACGGTGTTTCTGGATACCAGCAGCGATATTTCTAGCCTCAGCGCCTACGTGGCCAGATACGGTGACAGCCTGCAACAGACTGGTGTAAACATTGGCAACAATGGCGCCACTGCTCCTGCCAACATTGAAATAAGTTCAATCACATTTGAAACAGCAGAAGCAACAGATGTATTCTTGGTAGAAGATGCCACACAATGCTATTTTGACAGCGTGAATTTTGTAGGTCCATTGACAGAGGTTGATATCACCAACAACACCAGCACAGACAACATAGCAGGTGTAAGATTTGCCAGCACAGCAGGTCTGGTGTGTAACCAGATCACATTTGACAAGTGTCGTTTTCAAGGACTCACATACGGTATTGAAACAGACCAGCAGGTTCAATCTGTCACTGTCAGCAACGGGGCCTTTGTAACCCTGTATCAGGGCATAGTGCTGGGCACAGGCACAGTGGTCAATGGTGGAGCAACTGGTTTTAGAGCACAGCAAAATCTGTTTGATGCAGTATATGCCGAAGGCATCATCTACGGAGATATCAATCTAAATGTTTCGGCCTACAATGCATTTTATGATGTAGGCAATCACTACTCTTCTGGTCCACAGACCGCTGTCATACTGTTCGACAGTGACAACAATGTGTCCATCACAGACATGTTCAGCAGAGACGACGTTGATGCACTGACACAGGCCAGAATTACCGTGACCGGATCATCCGCAACAACAGGCACACAGATTCAACTGGGACATTATGCCAGAGAAAATGGTAGAAGTTTTGTATTGGGAAACAATCAGACCAATCAGACCATATTCACCACAGATTCTTCCAATTTTAAGGCCTTCCAAATGACCTATACCATTGTGCGCGACGTCAGTGTACGATTTGGAACCTTGACTGTGACCAAGGTCACTGCCGACGACAGTAGTCTGACCTTGGCCTACACAGATGATTTTACAGAAAATATCACAACTGGTATAACACTGGCTGTGACTCAGAGTACAAACTTGGCCTTGGTAAAATATTCCAGCACCAACAGCGGTATCATCGGAACTTTAACCTACTCACTTGCACATCTGGCATAAATGTGGCCACCAACATACCAAGAAAGACTTGCTGATTGGGTTCGCCTTCGGCAAGAGGCAGCAGCACTTGAACAATCTCAACAGCTGATGTTGATTAACGATTGGTGGTTTAGAGCCCCAATCGTTAATCATTTAATACTGTGGCAGAATGCAAGAAGCTGGCCCACACCCTGGCACCTATTGAACAACAATGGCTATTGTGAACTTGCAAGAGCCCTGGGTATAGTGTATACTGTAATGCTAGTGGAAAATTACACAGATTTAAAAATCATACAAACAAAAGAAGACAATTTAGTCCAGGTCGATCATGGGAAATATATATTGAATTGGGCACCGGGTGAGATGTTAAATACCCACTCAACACCAATCCCTACTGTTAAGAACGCAATCGACAGTTCTGAATTAGAAAGTTTTTTACAATAAGCGACACATGACAATTCAAGTACAAAAAAGAAACGGTAATCGTGAGCCTTTGAATATTGACAAATGGCAAGCACAAATTACCAAGATCTGCACCGGTATTGCAGATGTAAGTCAATCCATGATAGAAATCAAAAGCCAGCCGCACTTCTATGACGGCATCACTACAAAAGAAATTGACGGTATCACTCTACGTGCTATTGTTGACTTAATTGATGTAGAATCAAATCCCGACATTGGCAACGTCAATTATCAATATGTAGCAGGCAAGCAACGCTTGAGTATGCTACGCAAAGACGTATATGGATCCTACACGCCTCCGCGCTTGTATGAAATTGTATGTAAAAATGTTGCAGCAGGTGTATATACAAGCGAACTATTGACTTGGTACACCGAAGATGACTGGAATCGAATGGATGATATTCTGGATCATGACAAAGATGAACAGTATGGATATGCTGCAATCGAACAGCTGATCGAAAAGTATCTGGTACGTAATCGGACTACAAAAGAAACTTACGAAACTCCACAAGTTCGTTACATGGTAGCTGCGGCCACTGTTTTTCACAGTGAAGAGCCCAACTCGGCTCGTATGAAATACATCAAGGAATATTACAATGCGGCGTCTGATGGTCTTTTTACTCTTGCCACTCCTGTTCTGGCCGGGTTGGGAACTCCAACTAAACAGTTCAGTAGTTGTGTTCTTATTCGTAGTGATGACAATCTTGATAGCATCTTTGCTTCAGGAGAAATGATGGCCAAGTATGCCGCCAAACGTGCCGGCATTGGTCTTGAGATTGGGCGTTTACGTCCGTTGGGTGCGCCCATTCGTGGTGGCGAGATTCAGCACACAGGCATGATTCCGTTCTTGAAGAAATGGTTTGGTGACCTACGTAGTTGCAGTCAAGGAGGTATTCGTAATGCAAGTGCTACAGTTTTTTATCCTATTTGGCATTATCAGTTTGATGATCTTATTGTCCTTAAGAACAACCAAGGAACAGAAGAAACCCGAGTTCGTCATATGGATTATGGGGTTGTGCTTAGTGCTTTCTTCTGGAAACGATTTAAAAACAAAGAAAACATAACTTTCTTTGACCCCAACGAAGTGCCTGACCTGCATCAAGCTTTTTATAGCAATACTGCCCTGTTCGAAGAGCTGTATGTCAAGTACGAAAAGCGTCGAGATCTACGCAAGAAAACAATATCAGCTGAAGAAGTATTCAAGTCGGGCCTGCTTAAAGAGCGTACAGACACCGGACGCATCTATCTTGTGTTTATTGACAATGTAATGAATCAAGGTCCATTTGATCCTGAGTATCATACAATCTTCCAAAGCAACTTGTGCTGTGAAATCTTATTGCCTACTGTGCCATTCCAAAGACTTGACGACGACAAAGGTCGTATTGCTTTGTGTACATTGGGTTCCATCAACTGGGGTGCATTCCGTAATCCGGAAGATATGCGTCGTGCTTGTCGCATCTTGCATCGCAGCCTAAACAACATCTTAGACTATCAAGACTTCTTGAGTATCCAAAGTAAACTAAGCAATGATGAAATTCGTCCACTGGGCATAGGCATCACCAACTTGGCCTACTGGCATGCCAAACGTAGCCTCCAGTACGGCGATGCAGATGCATTAGCTGAAGTTAAATCTTGGATGGAACATCAAGCTTTCTATCTAACAGAAGCCAGTGTAGAGCTGGCAGAAGAACGTGGCAAGTGCTTGGGCAGTGATCAAACACGCTACGGACAAGGTAAGTTCCCTTGGGAACTACGTGCTGCTGGTGTCAATGAACTTACAGACTTTACAGCAGAACTTCCTTGGGAACCGCTGCGTGAACGCATGATTAAATCAGGAGTACGTAATGCTACGCAAATGGCCATTGCACCTGTTGAATCCAGCTCAGTTGTTATCAACAGTACCAACGGTATCGAATTTCCCATGAGCCTGATTACTGTTAAAGAATCAAAAGCTGGATCCTTGGTACAGGTTGTTCCAGAATATCAAAAGCTAAAGAATCGGTATCAGCTGATGTGGGAACAGAAGGACTGTGATGGCTACTTAAAGACTGCGGCTGTACTTGCAGCTTATGTTGATCAAAGTATCAGTACCAATACATTCTATAATCCTGCACACTTTCCTGACCGTAAAGTACCGACAACCCTAATTGCCAAGAATTTGATGCAGGCACACCAATGGGGTATCAAAACCTTCTACTACAGCCTGATCAACAAACAAGGTAGCAAGGCTGTACCAGAAGACACACCCAGAACAACTGAAGAACAAAAGATGTGGAATAACTTAAAGACTCCGGTACTACCAGACCACGAGCTCGATGATGACTGTGAGGCTTGTAAACTATAATGGGAAAAATTAGTCCAGGCCGTAGAGGTCTTAGAAATCAAAAAGACGCTGCTAAAAAATCAGTAAAGGAACAAATGATTAAAGAAGCCAATGCAAGGCATGATGCCGAACATGGAATTAATGCAACTTCTCAAGATTTTTATGCACAGTATATTCAAGGAACAGGTTTAAGACAATCAACATGAGCTATATTGTAGGATCTCTACCACCTGTCAAATGCTTTGTTAAAAGAGAGTTTCTCTATAACTTTGAACAAGGCCACGGAGAATTAGAACCTGCAATATGGGTCAGTCTCAAAGCTCTGCGCGGCCAGGTGTTTCGCATTGAATCATTATTGCCCAATTACGGGGCACTGTACGATAAACTGCCCATCCATGCTTATGTGTGGCAAGAGAACTACACAGGCAACCTGCCCATAGATACCTTGCAACTCTGGGACTGCATGGGATATCGTTTTACTATCATTGAAAAAATAGGCCTGCGTAATCTTGGTGTCAAGTTCTTGGGCAAAGACAAGGAATGGCATCACGGCACTTACTTGTTCACTGTGGACTTCTGTGCCGACGGAATGGATGTAGACACCGGCTTCACTGAGGTCGCAGAAGAGCACAAGAGCTTTAATTTTATACGGTTAGAGAACGGTCAGTTTGCTTGTCAACCCAACAATAGATGTTTATGGTACGATCAAAGTTTAATTTCGGGGGCAGTAAAATTCCCAGACTTCCGAGCTGCACAGACCATATTCACAGTGGATGGCACACGCAAATGGACCGCAGGCGATGATTGGTTTTATACCATTGAAGAAAAGAATGAATAACAGGAAATTATGTCAAAACAACAATACAACTTAGCAACAAAAACAGATTACTTGAATCGCAAGATGTTTCTGGATCCAGCAGGCCCGGTCACTATCCAACGCTTTGAAGAAGTCAAGTACAACAAGGTTGCCAACTTTGAAACTACAGCACGTGGATTCTTTTGGGTACCGGAAGAGATCAGCCTTACCAAAGATGCAGCAGATTTCAAAGATGCCAGTGATGCTGTCAAGCATATCTTTACCAGCAACCTGCTGCGTCAAACAGCTCTTGACAGTTTACAAGGTCGCGGTCCAGCACAAGTATTCACACCTTGTGTGAGCCTGCCGGAACTGGAAGCCTTAATGTATAACTGGAGCTTCTTTGAAACAAATATTCACAGTCGCAGCTACAGTCACATTATCCGCAACATCTACAATGTGCCCAAGGATGTGTTCAACACAATCCACGACACTGAAGAGATTGTTGGTATGGCAAGCAGCGTAGGCCGGTACTATGACGCACTGCACAAGATCAATTGCTATAAAGAAATTGATCCGCAAATGGCTGGCGAAGAAGCACACATCAAAGCAATTTGGTTGGCCTTACATGCCAGCTATGCCTTAGAAGCATTCCGTTTTATGGTCAGCTTTGCTACAAGTTTGGCCATGGTAGAGAACCGTATCTTTATCGGCAACGGCAACATTATCAGTTTAATTCTGCAAGATGAATTGCTGCACAAAGGTTGGACAGCGTTCTTGATCAATCAAGTGGTCAAAGAAGATTCACGCTTTGCCGAAATCAAAACAGAATGTGAAGCCGAAGTATACGAGATTTATCGAGATGTTATCCGTGAAGAAAAAGATTGGGCTACCTACTTGTTTAAGAAAGGTCCTGTGATTGGTCTCAACGCCAATATCTTAATGGACTTTGTAGACTATACAGCAGTAGATGCATTAAAACAAATTGGTATCAAGTATCAGGCCACAGCACCACGAACCACACCTATTCCTTGGTTCAACAAGCATACAGATATCAGTAAGAAGCAGTCGGCATTACAAGAAACAGAATCAACAAACTATGTTATCGGCGTAATGAGTGACGATCTTGACTATGATCAATTGCCTAACTTATAATCATGCCAGTTGAACAAGAATTTGTTTATAAGACACAGGATGGCCAACCGGCTATGACACTACATCATTGGATAGACACCCTGCCAATGAACGAGCAAGCACAATTTCGTGCTGCTGAATTGCGACAATTTGACCTAAGAGATCAAGCCGTTGCTCGCGGTGATCTTGTGGTAGTTGAGGGCACTGGCAATATAAATGACAGAGTGTATGTTTGGAAAGACGAAGCCACAGCAGCACAAGGAAAAGGAACTGACCCTGAGTGGTTGGCCTTCTTCGCAAGGTATCAAAAGGAAAACGGTATCACATTTGAGGTAGTAAATAAATCCGTTTGATATTGACACGCTGCAAAAAATCCTTTATAATTTACAATAGGAAATAATATGAAACTAACAATCTATACAAAGGACGACTGTCCGTTTTGCGATCAGGCAAAAGCACTATTAGAAAGTCGAGGCATTGAATATACCACAGTAAATGTAGGTGTTCTCACAGAAGCTCGTGACTATCTGGTTGAACAAGGCTTGCGTAGCGTACCACAGATTTTCAATGGCACAACACTAATTCCGGGCGGCTATCAGGGTCTGGCTGCCAAACCAGAAGAATTTTGGACCCAACTTAAAGGATAACAATGAACGAAGGCGAAATCAATACAATCAAACTTACTTCTGGTGAAGAAGTTGTGGCAAAAATTATGAATATTGAGGATGGCATGATGGTTATTAAACAACCAGTCAGCATTGGGCCTAACCCACAGGGCGGCCCTCCAATGCTGATGCCTAGTATGTTTACTGCCGAAATGAATAAAGATGTAATCTTGTATGCGTCGGCAATCTCTATGGTAGCCCCAACCAGAGAAGATGTCAAAGTCGCTTACATTAAAGCAACAACCGGCATCGATGTGCCGGCCAAGAAATCAATTATTACAGGTTAAGGCTTGGTGAATAAGAAGAATAATCTATCTTGATCCTGTTTTAGTGTTTCAAGTGTTAGATCAAACTTCTTAGCAAACTCGTAAGCAATTTCAAAGGACCATGGAAAAATTTCAACCCATGGTCCATTTTTATGACTGTGCCCGGGATTGACACGCATCCATAACCGACCACCAGGTGCCAACAGATTCACAGTGGCACCAAATCTTTCTTCAATATCCTCACGGCTATTAAAGTTGATAGATCCCAGTGCAATAATATGATCGTGTGAGTTGGGTTCTACTCGATAGTCCAAGATATCTACTTGGAAATCAGCACAGTTATTATAAGGATCAATGCCTACCAAGTTAGGTATACGCCCTTTAAATGGGTTATATCCGCAGCCTACATCTAATACCTTTTTGGGATCAGCACGGCAAATTTCTTCTGCAATACGATAACCAGTCCATTGATACTGCTCAGTGCGCGGCTTCCATACTTCCCCAAAAAACCATGCCAAGTAGCGTTGATCAGTGCGTTCTACCAGATCGCCGATTGTTCCGTCTAACTCGATGGGTACACCAAATGTGGATTCAAGTTTCTGAATAAACTTTTTCTTGCGTGCCGGAGTCCAAGGAAAGTCATCAAAACAAGCATCTGTTTTGATTTTATGCTTAACATACTCGTACTTGTCAATATTGAAGGCTTCTTGCAATTTTTCTTCAATACACTTTAAAATTTTACTATTCATTAGTTTTTTCTCTAAAAAGGTAAATAAATGTACAAAGATGCAAAAAATTTTGTCGTCTTTGTTCTAATCAACTATATATCATTATATTTTCACAAGGAACAAAAAATGAAACGCATTATCACTGCAATCTTGTTGACTATGCTAGCCAACGGATCTGTGTTAGCATGGGAACCAACAAAGCCAGTCACTGTTGTAATTGGCAATCCTACAGGTGCCGGTAACGAACTGGCATTTAGAAAACTAGCCAGCATTGTTGAAAAACAAAACCCAAAAATTAATTTTGTTATTCAAAATCAACCTGGTGCAGATAGTGTAATTGCAATGAACAGTTTTGTCAAAGCTGTCCCGGATGGATATACAATTGCACTTCCCAGTCATATGAGTACATTCGTCACCAACGATGTCTGGCAGAAGTCTATTATGAAATTCCGTTACGACGAATTTACTCCAGTAATGACAATTGGCAAGAGTCCGTTGGTTTTAGTAGCCAATGCCAAAAGCTCTGTAAATACACCTGAAGACTTTGTCAAGCGTATACAAACAACAAAAGAACCTATTAATGTGGCAATTGGTGGTGGTGCACATCGTACAGCATTTGAATATCTAATGCTTAAAAACAATGGAAATGCCGACCAGGTTAAAACCATCAATTTTAATGGTCCGCTACAAGCAGTTACTAATGTAGCCAAAGACACAGGTGGTACTGAGTTTGGTATTATGCCTATTGCTGTAGCTAAAGTGCTGATTGAATCTGGCAAAGTAAAACCCATTGGATTTACTGGCAGTCGCACAATGCCACAGTTTCCTCAAGTGCCGTTGTTGCAAACAATAGCACCGGGTATTGAAGTATACGCTGCCTGGGCTATCATACTACCACCCAACACCGCCCGAGAAATTGTTGATTGGTATTTGAAACAGTTTGTACCAGCTGCACAAAGTAAAGAGTACCAAGACTGGGTATATCAGCAGGTTGTATTTTTAGAAGACAAAGAGTTGACACCAGCAGGTCTGCGTAGGCAAATGGAAACATTGCGTAAGACTTTTATGCCTGTGTTAGAAACTATTAAATTGGATTAATATGAAATATATCTTTATGGCCGGCGCACCCGGTAGCAAGTGGTCAAGTGTGGCTAAGAATATCTACTTCAGTGCCGACATTGATCGCAGCGATGCCAACTCACAACGCGAGTACTGGCACGATGCATCAGGTACTCGTCAACTGATGCATATGGGTGCATATTTTGATCCTGGCATGGAAATGGACTTGCCAGTTGATTTATCACTACACAGTCGAGAACATTTAGAACAACTGTTTGATAGTGCATTTGCCCCAGATGGTACTGGTGTTCGTATTATTAAAAGTCACATCTTT